CGTCCTTTGGCTTGGCGGCACGAACACCTTTAATGTCCAAAGAGCGAAGCTCAATAGGCTTGTTGTGTTCTGCGTTCCACTTAACGTAGATTGCAATTGCTCCCTTATGCTCGTTCTCAAAGGCAGAGTGAACAATCTGGTCGTAGAATCCTTGTGATTTTCCAGCACAATTTGCTAAGAAAGCCTTAATTTCTGCTTGTTTTGCTGGAGTCTTTACGTTTTCAAAGTCGTAAGTGATTCCCTTCCCGGAAACCATCTTTGCTTTCTTGGTGATGATGCCCGAATGCACAGGCGATTGACGTAACATCCGATCAAGGATAGTCGGAAAGTCGTCATTAATACCGAACTTAATGTACTCACCTACCTCGGTTTGTCCAAGGCTGTAGCGACCATTAAGATTTTCTACAGATTTCTCTAGTGGGTTGGTGGAAATTCTGTCGGCAGTAGCAGGACCACTGATGGATGTAGAAGCAGAGAAGGTCTCTTTAACGTACTCTACAGCCTGTTGAATTAATGATGCCATATACTAATAATTTACAAATCATTAACTGATACCACGTTGCTATACACGCCATTGCCTGTTTCGTCATACTCGTATCCAATCACGTTGATAAGGTACGCACCACGGAAGACATTATTGTTGTATAATTCTAGTGTGTATTCACCGCCAATGACTTGTGTTAGTATTAAGTTCAATGGCAAAACAAAGAAGTCTCTGCAACCAACAAGGTGATACAGGTCTTGGATGTTGTTGAAATTGTAAGTTGTATTTCCAACACTTGACTTTAATACCAAATCAAAGTCATCAATAGTAATATCTGCCGTCCGAATAAACGAGAGATAATTAACAAGACCTGCTTTTGCTGTTTTCATTTATTGCAAAATAAAAAGGGAGGGGATAACCCCTCCCCTTATTGTTAACTGGGACTATTATTAAATGCTGTTTGTCCAGTCGATAGTAGCAGCTGGTTGGTAAGCCAAGTAGTTCTCAGAACCAGTCAGCGTCAACTGAAAGCGGTTCTTGTCACCACGAGCAGCACCAGAAGCACCGTCAACAGAAGAAGCATACAAACCGAAGTCCCAACCTACCATGTGGCGGGTTCCAGCAGCAGTCTCAACGAAGGCTACCAATTCAGCACCGGGAGTAGCAATCTTCTCCAAGGAAGTACGAGTAGCAGTATCCATCGTAGCGAACTCTACCTGGATGGTAGGAACAACCTCGAAAGAACCATTAGCGTTGATAGTTTTAACGTCGGTAAAGTTGGAGAAACCGTCCTTCGTATTGAAGTCCAAAGCTACACCACCAGTAAGTTGCGTTGCGCAGGTATAAGTACCAGCAGCAGCGTTTACAACCACTTCCGTGTCAACGGCAGAGCGATTGTAGATATACAAAGTCTTCAGACCTCCAGTTGCAATAGAGCAGGGGTCGAAAGTGATTCCAGAAAGAGTTACCTCACAGGCCATTTTCTATAGGTTTTAAAAAGGGGAGGTGTTACCCTCCCCCGTTATTATTTAGGCGAAGTTCTTAGCGTAAACGATCTCGCTACCTTTTAGGTAAGAGAAGCCCAACTTGAACTGACCCCAGATCTTGTCGCTAGACAACTCAGACTCATACTTCATGTCGATAGCACGAACGTCATTGTACTCGTCGGTCAACATAACGATGTTGTCGGGAGCAGAGATGAAGAACTCACCAGCAGCCAATGAAGGGAAGTGGATAACTTCCATACCGTAGTAAGGAGGAATGTTACCTTCAACAACACCTTGAGGAGTAGTCGTGTACAAAGCAGCGATGGCAATTTGGTAAGCCTGCATAGCGTTGGTAGACAAGAAGAAAGCTGGCTTGAAAGCACGATCAGCGTCTCCGTATACAGCAGCCAACATCGTAGCGCTCATCAACTTGTAAGCACCTTCCATGAAGGTCAAGATGTTCAAAGAAGTGATAGCAGCGTTGGTATCGAAATCAATTACAGTACCATCACCAGCCATTTCGGTGGTCAACTTGGTAGCAGCAACTTCCAAAGCCTTCTGAGCAGACAACTTAGCGAAGTAATCGAAAACCCAATCTTTGAATTGAGCGTCCATAGTCTCTTCGTTGTGCTGACCTTGCTTCAACAATACAGAACGGTAGGAAGCCTCCAATGCGTTCTTACAGTTCAAGAAAGCCCACTTGTAGGTCTCAACGGTCATTTCCTTCTCGTTGATTGCAGCAGTCGACTGAGGGTCGAATACACACAAGTCAGAACCGAAGGTCAGAGCTGCGCTGAAGATAGGCACGTTAGCCTTAGATTTAACATTGTCAACGAGACGGAAGCGCTCCAATACTTTGGCGCTCTTTACCATCGCATCGATGAACAGATCTGGGGTACGATTACCCCAAGGTAGATTAGCAATAGTTACAGGCATCTTATAAAAGATTTAGTTTGTTCTTGTTTTACTTTAATTTACAAATTAGTACCGAGGCTTACCTAGGAAGTTATTGATTAAGTTGATTTTTTCGGGCGTGATAGCCTTAAATTCAATCGTCTTAGACTCAACTACTTCTTCAGCTGTTTGCGATTCTTGTTCTTCGGAGAGCTTCAATTCAGCCTCTTCAACCAAAGTCTCCTGCTCTTCTAATTTTACTTCCTCCTCAATTACCTCTTCAGCAGCAGGCTCTTCTGCTACTTCTTGGGTTGCCTCTTCGGACAACTCTACGCTTTCTTCAGCCGTCTCTTCAACTGTCTCTTCAGACAATTCTTGAGTGGCTGACTCTTCTGCAATCTCCTTCTCCTCCAACGCACTCATCAAAAATTCAATGGTGGTTCTCAGTCCAGAGATTTCCCCTTCGAGTTTGGCGAAACGCTCACCCATCTCGACAGCGAACTTTAGATTCTCAGTCATCTCTTCTTTTGTTTTTGTCAAATTACTATCTATCTCAATTGAAAAACCAGTCAACTGGTTCTGCTTAACATCCTCCCACACCAAGTCAGAAACGACTTGTAGTTTAACGAAGGCTGTACCAATCGGCTCGTCAAAGCCGTACTTCTTGCTCTTGTCGTTGTCATCCTCTTTAATCCAATACTCAAGGATATAAACAGAGTCTTGACCAAGGCCAATAGAATGCTCAAGATTGAAAGCACGGAATCCATCTCTTGACCACTTAGCCATAATCTTTTCAATGCTTTCTGCGGTGAACTTAATATAGTATTCACCCATACGCTCGCTTCTGCGGTAGATCAGTTGTTCTGGAACCATGATAGGCCCAACCAACTGCTTCTTCTCCATATCCGCAAACTTAAATGTAGTAGGCTTCTCCTGCTGCTCGGAAAGTGCAACAAAAGAACGCTGAATGGCTGGACGAGAAACAAGTGAAATGGCAGTCATTCCGGACTCCCATCCTTCCATATCAATATCAACTTCGTATACTGGAATCATAGTCCCGATTTTTTAAGAAAGTCTGCTTCGTCAAAAGAGACTCCATCGTCTTTTAATTGTTGGATTTGCTGTTGAGCAATTTCCATTCTGTTCTCAAGGTCTCTAACCTGTGAAATGATTTCGGCAATGCCGTCTACCATTTCTTGGTCGTTATCGTTGTCGTTATCGTTGTCTGGGTAATGCTCTTCTAAGTTTCCATTGCGGATAGACTCAGCCTTGCGGATAGCCCAATTGACACCAGAAGTTCCACCCCATCCTAACCAAGCAACATAGCCACGGTCTTTCCAAGGTGTAGACTTATACTCAGGAGCGACCTCTGCGTTCTTTCTGTGACGATTAAACGCAGCCATCCGAGCAATTGTTGAGTACGACAAAGACTCTCTGTTGGCGAGCTGGTTTGCTCTAGCCCAACCAACAGCAGTCATTCCCTTAACCTCATCTCCGTATTTCTTCTTCCACTCAAGCACTTTTCGTGCGTTAGATGTAGCAGAAGCTGGGTAGTTGTTATAGGTTTTAGCCATACTTTAATTTACAAAAACTTGATTTCCAGCTTTGCGTACAAGTAGTTATCGTAAATCTTTCCATCTGAGATATTTGCAATAACAAACTTCTCGTTGGTATCACCGAATCTAAACTCTCTGTACGCATAGTACATATCTTCAACAAACTGCACTGGCAGTGCTGCATAGAAACTCATTCCCGTACCGGAAGATGCTTTGAATTTCTCCGAGGAAATGTATTTCGTGTAGGCATCAAAGACGTTGCCATAGCGATCTCCGAATCGCAAGTCCTGACCAAGTGTCGGGTGTGTAAGGACAGGATAGCCGCCAAGGAAGTAAGTACCGAGTTCGTTGTAAACAATCTGCTCAATTTTTTGACCATAGCGATTGAAGTATCTAAACGTTGGGTATCTAATTACAGTCGGCGCTGTGTGTGTACGAAGGTAAAACAAACGCAAACCGACCTTATCAAACTCAGGGATTATGTTTTTGATGTATCCAGTCTCTTGAACAGCCAGCAAGTTGTTTGCTAACTCTTCCGGATCCATATAAATTGGCTCACCACAGATAGTCTTTGCAATCGGGTCAATCAAAGAAGTAATAAAGTTTACCTCTAATTCTTCCTTTCCGATTGGGTCAAAGTCTTGCGATGTAGAGCCTACCGGATTCCCGGTCTCCTTGTGTACATCATAGTAGCCACCTTCTTCTTTGTTCTTTAGCGTAATGCGCTTGTAGCGTAGTGGTGGTGCTGTAATCTGAAATTCAAGTAGGTTGTCAACGTACTGGTCAATCACCAATGGCGATGTTCTCAAGTCTTCAGTTCTGTCAACTACAAATGTGTTTGAGTCATAGTCGTAGAATAAAGAAAGGTTAAACCTCTTGAGCAAGTCTGTGAAGATGTCGTAAGGTTTAATGGACTGAGAGTTCGTAAACGAATCCTTGATTTTAAAGGTGTCTGACGGGCAAGTGGCTGCTAGATATCCTTTGCTGTTAATCTTGATTTTAAGAGCGCCGTAGCTATATCCATAGACACGCTGCTTACCGATGTTCTCATTTGTGATTGCAACTGCCGTTGGGGTGTTTGCAACATATCTAACTCCGACTCCAGGTACTGACTCAATCGTAAACTGGCTGTATCTATTGCAGGTCAAGTTACCTTCTGCAATTTCCAATAAGATGCCTACCGAGTAACGTGTGCCTCCACGGAAAGCATAAATCTCGTTAGTGTCTAAGTACGCAGTGAAGTTACCAAAGTTTAGCGTGTTGTTCGCTGTAACATTGCCCGGCAAAAGTATCTCAGAGTTTAGATACAAAGTACCACCTGGAATTGTGTTTGTTCGCTCCATGGTTGGCTTGTCCATCGCAGCAGTGGTTCCGATGGTAGGTGTCAACTTGAGTACGTTGCCATTGATGTCACGCATTGGAATCTTATGCGTAGGTGAGTCACCCACAAAGAACGAATCGTAGATAGCAATGTATGGGGTGAACTTAGCGGTGTTGACGGACGTGATATTGATGATGGCAGGAGCGTCCATATCTGCCGTTGCATTGTTGTAGAATGTGGAGACGATTGCCGTCTTCAACCCACTAACAGTGACGCTTGTTCCAGAGTTAAAAGATACATAGCCATCAAAGCCAGCACCAAAGGCTACATAGCCGATGTTAACGTCCCCTTCTGCAATTACATCCGTAGCAGTAGCAAGTTCATTCCCGTACTCGTGATCAGTATTCTGGAAGGTATCTGTTGGCCCAGTTGGAAAGTAGTAGTTTGTTGGTCCAAAAGTTCCGTAAAGTTCACTTAGAGCAATCTTATAGTTATGGACAGCAAGTTGGCTAGTGCCGT